AATGTATAGAAAACATCGTACTGGCACTTTTCAAGAATGGGATGCTGATGGTAATTCAGTTACCAGAATAGTTGGTAATAATTATACAATTGTTGCAGGAACAGATTTTATAAATGTCAAAGGTGATGTAAATTTAACTATTGATTCAAATTGTAAGACATACATTAAAGGTGATTGGGATATACAAGTCGATGGAAACAAGAAGGAAATTATTAAAGGGTGGATGGAACAAGAAGTTACAGATTATGTAAAAGAAACATATAGCAGCAGTCACTCCACAAATGTTTCTTCTACAAGAAGTGAAACAGTTGGTGGCGCAGTTTCTGAAACATATAATTCAACACAAACAACAAATGCTAGTGGAAAAATAACAATAACATCTGGTCCAGAAATTGATATGGATGCAGGAATTATTAATCTAAACTAAGGAAAAGATATGTGTAATAATCCAAAATGTAAATGTAAAAATTGTAAATGCGGTGATAATTGTACATGTGATGAAGTAAATCCTTGTGGATTGGAATGTAAATAATGCCACCAGTAGCAAGAAAAGACGGAACGGAACCAGTAAATACTGTTCATCCAGCAGTTGGAGATGCTGACCCAAAAGATAATTGCGCATGTGATGTAGATCCAATTGTAGTTGGAACATTAGCAGGTTCAGGTAACGTGTTTGCTAATAGTATAGGTGTTGTAAGAGCAGGTGATGCTGTAGAACCTCACACTTTTCCATGTGATTGTGCAGTACATTCACCTCCACTTGCATCATTTAGTGGAACAGTTTTTGCGAATGGAAAAAATATAGGAAGACAAGGCGATACATATGCTTGTGGTGCAGTTATATTATCTGGATCAGGAAACGTATTTGCTGGAGGCTAAATGGCAACAAAAAGAAGAATAAGAAAAAGAGATAACAGAACACAATACATAGTTGTATTTCAAGACCTTTATAATGTAAATCGTTATGGTGGATTGATTCGTGCGATGTCATATGAAAATGCAGAATTCATGGCCAGTTGTATTAATGGAATTATTATTGGCGAAATAGACAGAGAAACTGGTGAAGAATTTTATTATGAAGATAAAGTTGAAGAATTGAATAAACATACAATGTTAGATACATGGTTGTAATGATATAAATAATTGTAGGAGAATTTTAAATGGCAGTTTCAAATCCCTACATAGATGCTCAATCTACTAATTTATCTGAAAGAAGTTTAAAAATTTATAAAGATTTAAATTTAAACTTTCTTGCGCATCCTGTTAAAAAAGATATTCAAATTTTATATGATGTTGAAGCTATCAAAAGAAGTGTAAGAAATTTAGTTTTTCTTAATCAATTTGATAAACCTTTTCATCCGGAAATTTATTCTGGAATTCGTGAATTTTTGTTTGAGCCTTTTTCGCCATTCGTTTCAGATATTATTAAAAACAGAATAGAAGCAACGATAAAGGTATATGAACCAAGAGTTGATTTAGTATCAGTAGATGTGGAAGATAATTCTGATAACAATGAATTAAAAATAACTATAGAATTTTATATTGCCAATTATAAATCAGAATTAATAACTTTAGAAACTATTTTAGAAAGAAGTTGACAGAATGGCAACTACAAAAAAACTTCAAGTCACAGAATTAGACTTTGACAATATTAAAAATAATTTTAAAACTTTTTTAAAGGGACAGTCTGAATTTTCGGATTATGATTTGGAAGGTTCTGGAATGAATGTTTTGATGGATTTGTTGGCATACAATACTCATTATCTGGCATATAATTTAAATATGGCAGTAAACGAATCTTTTTTAAATCGAGCCAGTTTACGATCATCAGTAATATCACATGCAAAAACATTAGGTTATACTCCCAGATCATCTAGATCTCCAGTTGCTTATATTAACATTGTTGTTAATGATTTAAATATTTCTCAAGCAGTATTAGAAAAAGGAACATTATTTACAACAACAGTTGATGAAGTTGAATATACATTTGTTACAATATCAGATTATACAGCAGTAAGAACATTGGGAGTTTTAGAATTTTTAAATATTCCAATATATGAAGGCACACTTGTAACTACTCAGTATACTGTTGATACATCAAATGCAGAACAAAGATTTTTGATATTAAGTAATAAAGTTGATACGGAAACATTGAAAGTTACCGTTCAAAATTCTTCTTCTGATACTACTACAAATTCTTATATACTTTCTAAATCAATTTCTAATATTGATAGTAATAGCAAAATATATTTTTTAAATGAAGTTGAAGATCAAACATATGAAATATTTTTTGGAGATGGAACATTTGGTTCATCAATTCAAAATGGTAACATTGTAAATATGGATTATATTGTTACTAATGAAGATGCTGCTAATAAGGCTTCTATTTTTAGTATCCAAGGAAACATTAGTGGCACCAATGATATTACCATTACAACTGTAAGTGAGGCATTGGGAGGTGATGTCGCAGAATCTATAGATTCGATTAAAAGATATGCTCCATTATATTTGTCAACACAAAATAGAGCAGTAACTGTAAATGATTATAAAACAATAATTCCTAAAATTTATACAAATACAAGTTCTATAAAAGTTTGGGGTGGAGAAGATAATGAAATTCCAAATTATGGAAGAGTTTATATAGCAATTAAACCTTACAGTGCAAATAGTTTGACAGAAACGCAAAAAAATCAATTGATCAATTTATTAAAACCATATACGATTGCTTCCACATCACAGATAATAGTGGATCCAGAAATTGTATCATTGTTCATGAAGGTTCGTTTTAAATATGATGAAGTTGGTTCTACCAAAACACCAGATGATATATCAACATTGATAAAGAATAGTATTAAAAACTATGCAGTTACTGATTTAGAAAAATTTGATTCATTTTTACGATATACAAATTTAACAAATATTATTAATAGTTCAGATTCTTTTATTACTTCTAGTAGTGTTAAATTTAATATGTCAAAAAGTTTCACACCTATTATTTCAGCTGAGAAACAATATGTAATTAATTTTTATAATCCTATATTTAATCCTCATACAGGACATGAATCTATAATAACATCAACAAAATTTACTATAGAAGGATATACTCAAAATTTTTATATTGATGATGATGGTGCAGGAAATCTTAGATTATATTACATTTTAAATGATCAAAAAATATATATAAACAACAATTTAGGAACTGTTGATTATAGCAGTGGTAAAATAATTATTAATTCATTAATTGTTACATCTACTTCTAATACAGATGGAAGTATTAGATTGATTGCTGTTCCAAATGATACAGACATATATTCCGTCAGACAACAAATTTTAACAGTAGATATGTTGAATATAGAAGTAACAGGAATTTCAGATTTGCTAGTAAATACTGTTTCAGAAAATCCTTTAGGTTTGTTTTCATCTTTTAATATAACAAAACAAGATTCTTTTATAGAAGTTTAAATCGGATAATTAATGTCAATTAGCAGAAATAAATTAGCAAATAGAATATCTTCTGTTATATCTAATCAAACTCCTAGTTTTATTCAGGAGCATCATCCAGTTTTCTTAGAATTTCTAAAAAAATATTATCTTTTTTTAGAATCTTCTATAATTACATTATCTGGAAATAATGACTTTATACTGGAAGAAAAATATTTAGCACCAGAACATATAATTAATGAAGATAATAATTTTATTTTATTAGAAACATCTAGTAAAGATTTTGTTGTTAATGAAAATATTGTTGGATCTCAATCTGGTGCGGTTGCTAAAATTTTAGTTAATGATTTTAATAGAAATAAAGTTTTATACATTACAACTGATAATAGTTTTATTATAGGTGAGACTGTTGTAGGTTCCATATCAAATTCTTCTTCTACTATAGTTGATTACAAACCAAATCCTTTATCCTCTATTTTTAATTACGAGAATTATTATGATGTAGATTTTACATTAGATATTTTATTTGATGAAATTAAAAAGGACTATTTCAAAAATTATCCTAATTTTGCAGAATTAGGAATAGATGAAAAATTAGTAATTAAAAAAATTAAAGAAATAAATTCTTTAAAGGGCACAACAGAAGCTAATAAAGTATTCTTTAATGCTTTTTTTAATACTACTGCAGAAACAGATTTCCCCAATCAAAAAATATTAAAATGCTCTGATGGTCAATGGGAATATGATACAATAATGAGAATTATCACTAGTGATTCTTCCAGATTTTCTAATTGTATTGGACAAAAAATATATTCTGTTGATAGTTTTGGAAACGAAATATCTAGTGCTTATATTTCTAGCGTTGTTAATTTAATAAGAAGTAATAATATTGTTACTGAAATAAAATTAGAGAAATATAAAATTGTAGGTGATTTTGAACAAAGCTCACAAGTATTTTGTATTGATCCTGTTAATGATGCATTATTAACAGGAGAAATTAAAAATATTGTTAAAAATGTTAATATTGAAAATAAAGGATCAAGTTATACACTTGATGATTATTTTCAAATTGAAAATATTGGTTTAGATGAAGCTACAGCATCAATTTTTAATATAGGATTTGGTAAGGTAGATCAAGCGATAATTGTAGAAGGTGGAAAAGATTATGAGATTGGAGATGAATTAAGTTTTGATGAAACATATACTAATGGTTCTGGAGCAGAAGGTAGAGTTTTAATTGTTGGTGGATCAATTATTTTAGAAGATTCCACAGAATATTCTCCAAATAAATTATTGCTTGCAGGTAGTGATGAAGTAATAATAGAACCATTTACATTTACAAATTTGGGTGTTCCTGATGAAGCAGGAGAAATAACTAAAGTACTGCTTTCAAATAAAGGAAATGGCTATACAAGTCTTCCCATAATTACAGTAGGTACAGTTGACAATCCAACTAATGGGACAGGTGCTAAAATTATTGCAGCATCAATAAATGAACCAAGAATTGGAGAAATACAAAATGTAAAAGTTATTAATCATGGACTAGATTTTTCATCTGTTCCATCTGTAACTTTATATAAAAAGTTTTTAATAAAAATTATTGCAGGAAATGTTTTATCTAATGATACATTGACGTCGCATACAGGAACTATTGTTAGTTATAATTCTTCATTAAATCTTTTGACATTGAATAGTGATGATACATTTAATGTTGGTGATATTATTACTACTAATTCTGGTGCTCAATTATACATTTATGTAGATAATTCTGCTTCTATTACATCTGCGTTGGGAAGTGTAGCTCAGACTTCAGGAAAATTTATTTCTGAAAGAAGTAAAATATCTTCTGATTATGTTAAAATACAAGATAGTTATTTTTATCAAGATTTTTCATATCAAATAAAAACAAGTGAATCTATTAATAATTGGAGAAATTTATTAAAGTTGACTATTCATCCATCAGGATGGAATGTTTTTGGTGCTGTTGTTTTAGAAGAATTTGTTTCTAATAGTATTTCTGATAAAATATTATTAAAATCTACATTTTCTCCTATTATTTTGGGTAAAGTTTTTGGAAGAAGGTTGGGAACTGTTTATCAAGGAATTTTAAACACGGATCCTAATCTAGGAAGAAATACTCCAACTCAATTAAGATATGATTTTATTTTGTCAGAAAGTGGAGAAAATATCGTATATGAAGATTTTGGCAAAATTCTTTTTGAGAAGCCTAAAAGAGAATTAACATTACATAGTCATGTACAAATTAATCCATATAATACTCCTAAATTATATACAAAAAGAAAGCCAAATTCTTTGGCTAATTTGCCGATATATGCATTTTCTATTCCGCAAATAAATGATACGGAAAGATTGTCTAAAAATGCAAGAACAATGTTTAGAACAGTTTCTGGAAGTTCTGTTGTTGATGGTGATTACTATACCATAAATCAATTTTCTAATTATAGAATAGTTGATGTTTCTGATTATTTCTATATAATAATGGATGATGAAGAATTTGTAACCTTAGAAGATGGATCAGGTTATATACAAAGTGACTATGATATAATACCAGATAGTGCATATTCTACCAGTGTTAATGTGCCTCCACCAGCAGAAATTTCTTTAATAAGTTAAAAAGAGATTGTTTAGAAATCAAATAAATAATTTTAAAAATGACAAGTAAAGGTAATACTTATGTCCGCCATTATTACAGAAAAATTTAGACTCCATAATGCTAAACAATTTTATGAGAGTTTTAATGAGACAGGATCAGATGAGGGTAATTCATTAAATTCGTTTTATTATTTTTTCATCGGGAAAACAACATCATATATCGATGGTGACAATTACGGAATAACCAATTCAGTTAATGATAATTTACCTCCATTGGCACAAGATGATGTTACATCTGAGAATTATGCTTGGGATTCTATGATTGCTGCCAAAAGAATTTCATCTACTGATATAACTCATGTGGTGCATAGAAAAAATTGGACAACTGGTGCTACTTATGATATGTATAGAAATGATTTGAGAGGTCCATCATCATTAGATCCTACCGGAAATTTGTCTACAAATGGTTATGATAATTTGTGGGAATCAGATTTTTATTTTATGACTTCTGCCTATAGAGTTTATAAAGTTTTATATAATGATAATGGAAATCCCCATACAGAAACAACAGAACCGTCAGATGAAGATGTTGAACCATTTTTTTCTGGAAATTATTTAATAAAATATTTGTATACAATGACAGCATCTGAAATAGATAAATTTTTAACAACTAATTTTATTCCTGTTCCTGTCGATAGAAATAATCCTTCTGATTCTGGAAAAATAAATGTTATTGATGTTGTAAATGGTGGAAGTGGTTATACAGAAGGAATTTATTATACAAGAATACAGGGTGATGGAGTTGGTGCTGTTGCTAGAATTGTTGTATCAGCAAATGGTGTTATTCAACCATTTGGTCCTAGTTCTTCTTTAAATTCCGGAGTTATTGACGAATCTATTACAGTAATTAATTCTGGATATACATACGGATATATTAATTTAAATGATGTTTATGATGATACTAACCTTTCTAATCAAGTATCTATTTCAGCAGGAACACCTTCATTAGAAGCTATAGTTAAACCAATTATTTCTCCAAATGGTGGACATGGATATGATGTAGTTTCTGAATTGGGAGCTCATTATGTTTTAATGAATATTAAATTAAATCAATTTGAAGGAGATGATATTACGGTAGAAAATGATTTTAGACAATTAGGAATTGTTGTTAATCCTTTAAATTACAATGATAGCACGATATCAACTGAATCCACTAGAAGACAAACATATGCAATTCATTTTGATGCTATTAGTACACAAGATTTTGCTGTGGATGAAAAAATTACTCAAGCCACAACAGGTGCAGTAGGAAGAGTTGTTGAATGGGACAGAACAAATAAAATATTATATTTTGTTCAAGAAAGACATTATGATTATGGTATAACAAGTAATTATAATTATGTTGCATTTTCTGGAGACAATATAGTATCAGGAGATTCAGGGGCAACAGGAACCATTGACACTACTTTAGAGGTTTCTATTTCATTAAGTGGAGGGAATACTATTGTATTCTCTAATGGATATGCATATCCTGAATTGCAACCAGATTCTGGGAACATAATATATTTGGAAAATCGTAGACCAATTTCCAGAGCAGCAGATCAATCTGAAGATATTAAAATCACTATTGAATTTTAAATAAATATTATAAACTAACGGAAAATCAATAATGGCACTGACTAATTTTAACATAGAACCATATAATGATGATTTTGATGTAAATAAAAATTTCTATAAAATTTTATTTAAACCATCTTATTCAGTTCAAGCTAGAGAACTTACTCAAATACAAAGTATCTTGCAACAACAAGTAACACATTTGGGCGAGCATATTTTTAAAGATGGTTCTATGGTTATTCCTGGATCTATTACAATTAATAGAGAATATGAATATGTGAGGTTAAGAAGTTTTACAACAAGTACAGTTACAGATTTAATTGGTTCTGTTGTAAGAGGAATGGTTACTGGAATAGAAGCCACTATTGTAAATGCAGTAGAAGCAGAAGGTGTTGATCCAGCTACTATATTTGTTCAATATAAAAAACAATCCGATGTTGAAGATGATTCAAACGAAAGAGTGAACAGATTTGAACAAGATGAAGTTTTGATTGGTGTTTCTTCTAATAATACTACGATAGCATGTCAAGTTGAAGCGCAGCATCTTAATGATTTTCTTTTGGTTTGTGGTAGAGGTTCTAGCGTAGAAATTGAAGAAGGTGTTTATTTTATAAATGGATATTTTGTAAGAAATAATAAACAAACTTTGATTTTAGAAAAGTATTTTAGTTTCCCTTCTTATAAAGTTGGATTTTTAGTACAACAGTCTTTTTTAAATTCATTTAATGATGCATCATTAAATGATAATGCAACTGGAACATCAAATTTAAATGCTCCAGGAGCAGACAGATATTCTATTTCTGTTACATTAGTTAAAAAAGAATTAGATGATAGTAATCTTACAGATTTTGTACAATTGATTGAAATGGTTAATGGGGTTGAAGAAACTGTACTCAATAAATCTGAATATAATATTTTAGAGGATACTCTTGCTGATAGAACTTATGATGAGTCGGGAAATTATGTTGTTAAAAACTTTGATATTGATATAAGAGAGCATTTAAATTCAGGTACAAATAGAGGTGTTTATTTTGCTGATAGTAATCAAAAATATGAAACTGTTTTTACACAAGAACAATCAGAAGCATTGCTATCAATACAAATGTCTGGCGGAACAGCTTATGTCAAAGGTTATCGATGTGAATTGACAAATCCAAAATTTATAACATTATCAAAAGCCAGAGAAATTCTTGTACAAAACAATTCATATACAAGATTGAATATTGATAATAGTTTAACTGTCACTAATTCTTATGGCACTCCTGATTTAGGAAATGCAACAAATGTAGAAGCGTACAGAGAATTAATATTATATAAAGAAGCTACTGAAACAAGAAGTGTTGCGAATACTGGTTCTGGAACTTCTTATAATGAAATAGGAAGAGCAAAATCTAGATTTTATGAATATCAATCTGGAACTATAGGCGGAACTTCTTTATTTACTGGAAATGGAGATGGAGGATCAACTTATACTTTAGGTTCTTCTGTAACTGATGGTTTCGATTTGACTGTAAAAATAAATGGAACATTGCAATCTGAAACTACTGATTATACTGTTAGCGGAACAACTTTAACTTTTGTTACTGCTACTCCATCTAATACAGATACTATAGAAGTTAAACAACATACTGACATTTATAAATTAGGTATGTTTGATATTAAATTCTTTACGCATGTAATAGTTGGTGCGCCTACTTTTTTAGCAAATTCTCCAGCTTATACATTAAATCCTGGTAAAAAACTTATTGGAATATCATCTGGTGCAACTGGAATTATTGAAAGTAATACAACTACTTCAGCCACAAATCCAGGAACTTTTATTCTTTCTAATGTTTCTGGATCATTCCAAGTTGATGAAACAGTAGAAGATGATGAAGGAAATAGATTCCAAACAACAGCTGTTAATAATTATTCCATAAAAGATATAAAACAAATATACATGAGCGGAAATGTTCCATTTACTGCTGATGTTGTGTTAAATTCAAATAATGAAGCTGTTTTATCTGGAACAGAATATGCATGTCCTATATTTAAACTTCCCCAAAATGTAGTAAAAACATTAAAGACTGATGATAATGATAATTTAGTAGATACTTCTCATAAAATAAGAAGAACATATTCACAAACTTTAACTGCAGGAGGTTCTGCTACCTTTACTGCACTAGCTGATGAACAGTTTGATTCTTTTTCTGCTACTGATTTTATGCTTTCTATTATATCAACAGCTAATGATTATTCTGGTGATATAGTAGATTTATCTGGATTATTAAGTTATAATCCTTCTAACACTAGCGTTACTGTAAATTTGGGTTCTGATTATGGAGGGTTGCAGGTAAAATTTGTTGCTACTATTACTAAAAATACTGCAACAGAAAAAACTAAAGCATTAGTTAATGTAGATTTAAATATTACAGCTTTAGAAAATGCTACTTCTAATGTTATTAGTTTAGGAAAGGCTGATGTATTTAGAATAAATTCAATTTATATGGCAAATGGATTTGGGTCTAATGCTACAAATACCGATATTGATGTTACAGATAGGTTTATATTAGATGATGGACAAAGAGAAAGTTTTTATGATTTGGGAAGAATTATAAAAAAACCAAGTGCTACAGCAATTACTGGTAGTTTAAGAGTTAATTTTGATTATTTTACGCATGGATCAGGAAGCCATTTTTCTGTTGATAGTTATACTGGTGATATTGATTATTCTGAAATTCCTGTATTTAATAGTGTTACAAAGGGTAAATTATATTTAAGAGATTGTATTGATTTTAGGCCAAGAGTTTCTGATAATTCTAATGTTATTGGTTATGATGGTGATGCATCTAATGCTAAAGATTTTACAAATAACACTGCATCTGCTGTAGAAGTTCCAAAACCTGGAAGTGATTTTATTTGTGATTTAGAATATTATATTGCTAGAGTTGATACAATAGGAATGAATATTCATGGTCAATTTAAAATTGCAAGAGGCGAAGCCTCACTAGATCCACAGAAGCCAGAAATTGTTTCTGATATGATGCCATTGTATCATTTATATTTGCCTCCATATACATTTAAAACATCTGATATTAAAATAACTCCAGTAGATAATCGCAGATTTACAATGCGTGATATTGGAAAATTAGAGCAAAGAATTAAAAATTTAGAATATTATACACAGCTTTCTTTACTAGAACAAAGTGCTATTAATACTCAAATTCCTGATTCTTCTGGATTAGATAGATTTAAAAATGGTATTTTGGTGGATTCTTTTAAAGGGCATAATATTTCTGACGTAACATCTATAGACAATTTATGCTCAATTGATATGGTAGAATCTGAATTGAGACCATCTTTTTCTCAGCAACTTATTGAATTAGAAGAAACACAAACCACTGATGAAGGAAGAAATAGATTAGGTTATGCTAAAACTGGCGATTTAATAACACTTCCATACACACATGAGAAATTAGCAGAAAATTTATTTGCTTCTAAAAGTGTAAACTGTAATCCATATATGGTGTTTCAATATGTTGGAACAATATTTTTGGACCCAGATATTGATGAATGGAGAGATGTTAATAGAAGACCAGATTTGATTGTTAACAACAATAATTTATTTGATACATTTTCAGACTTTTCTGTAAACAATACATTAGGAACAGTTTGGAATGATTGGCAAACTTCTTGGAGCGGTTCTTCGACAACAAATCCATTTTCTGGGCAACTTGATGTAAATACTGTTATTTCTAGATCAACAGAAACATCTACAAGAACTGGTAGCACTAGAGAACTTACAGGAAGCACAGTACAAAGTAGTTCATTTGGTGATAAAGTTATTGATACTTCTTTTATTACGTTTATTCGTGAAAGAACGATTAATTTTAGAGGTGCAAGATTAAAACCAAATACAAGAGTTTATGCTTTTTTTGATAATATAGATGTTTCAGCATACTGCACACCTACAGGAGGAACTTTAGGTGGTGATTTAATAACAAATAATTCTGGCGAAATTACGGGAACATTTGCTATACCTAATACTGATACAGTTAGATTTAGAACTGGTGATAGAGTTTTTAGATTAACAAGCTCACAAAATAACTCTCTGGCAAGTGCTGTTACAAATGATGAAATTACAACATTTGCTGAAGCTACATATACAGCAAGAGGGTTGTTGACAACAAATGAACAA